ACGTTCATGGATATGGAAACACAAGCCATACGATTTAAAAAGGTTTATGGAGATTTATTTACTTCAACAACAGAAAGTACTGCAGCATTAGATGCAATAAAAAATCTTGGTAAAGAATTTACAAAGTATGGAATTGCAGTATCAGATACAGTTGGTCTTGCATCAGAAGCAGCTGCAGCAGGTTTTAAGGGTATTGACCTTCAAAGACAAACAGCAGCAGCAACAAGGCTTTCTATTTTGGGACAAGTTGAAAGTCAAAAAGCACTTGAAACTACCATTGCATTACAAAATGCTTTTGCAATGTCTTCTGAAGATTTAGCAAAAAATATTGACTTTCTTAACGCAGTAGAAAACCAGACAGTTTTATCTCTTGATGATATGTCAACTGCTATTCCAAAAGCAGCTCCAGTTATTCAACAGCTTGGTGGAGATGTTAAAGATTTAGCATTCTTCATGGCTGCAATGAAAGAAGGTGGAATCAACGCATCAGAAGGTGCTAACGCACTTAAGTCTGGTCTTGCTTCTATGATCAATCCTACTGCAAAAGCATCAGCAATGCTTCAAGGTTTTGGTATTAATATAAAGAAAATTGTTGTAGACAATAAGGGTGATTTAAAAAAGACTGTAACTGATTTTGCAACAGCATTAAATAAGCTTGATCCACTTAACAGAGCACAAGCAATTGAGCAGATGTTTGGTAAATTCCAATTTGCTCGTTTGTCTACACTTTTTGCAAACGTTACAAAAGAAGGTACTCAAGCAGCTCGTGTACTTGATTTAGCGGGGGCATCAATTCAAGAGCTTGCAGCTCTATCTGAAAAAGAATTAGGACAAACATCAGAGTCTGCAATGAACAAGTTTAGGTCATCTATTGAACAGTTAAAGCTAGCTTTAGTACCAGTTGGAGAACAGTTCTTAAAGGTTATAACACCAATTGCTGAGTTTATTACAAAGATTTTAGATAAGTTCAATAGCCTTGGAGATGGAACAAAAAAGGTTATTGTTGTATTAACAGCCGTAGTTGCTGGCCTTGGTCCAGTATTGCTTATGACATTTGGTTTGCTTATGAATGGACTTGCAAATATAATTAAAGGTTTTACATTCTTAAAGTCTATATTTAATAAAGCAGGAAGAGCAACTGGAACTCTTGGCGATGAAGTCAAGTATATGACTACTGAACAAAGAAATGCTGCAGCTGTTGCATCTTCACTTGATCAAGTTCATAGAAAACTTGCACAAACATTTAGCTCTGAAGCAGCAGCAGTTGATGGACTAACAAGAGCCTATTACAGAGCAGTTGCAGCCCAATCACAATTTATGCCAATTAGAGTACCACTTCAAAGAGGCGCAGTTAAAAAGAGAGCAAAGGGAAAGCCTGCAAGAGTTGGCGGTACAGGAAATCAAGATACAGAATTAGCATTACTAATGCCTGGAGAAACAGTCATACCTACAGCAATGAGCAAAAAGTATGGTGGACTCATAAATGGAATGATTGCTGATAATATTCCAGGATATAAGAATGGAAAATCATCAAGTGGTAATAGAAGTATATATGGTGGTCAAGAAAGAATTTTAGCTCCTTATACAATGATGGCACCAGGCAATAAGCCAGGTGGATTTGGAATGGACGAAGCGTTCCTTGCTTCTGATGATTTTGTTACATCACTAACTAATTCTGCTGTAGCTGCTGGATCTATTGAAGGAAAAATAAGACTAACTGACAAATCTATTGATGAGCTTGCTAGACTTGCTACACCATATTCAAAAGAGATTACAGATCAGCTAAGGCTTGCTTCTCAAGAAATGTCTGATACTGGAAAATCTGCAACACATATTAGTGAATTATTTGATAAGAAAAAAAGACAAATTGGCTCAATTCTTTCAAGAATGTCAGCTTCAGGTTCACAAGGTGCAGCAATGGCTAGGGGTCTACAGGTTACAGCATATCCAACAGATACTGATATACGCACTGGTGGTAACGTAAGAGTTCCTGGAGTAGATGTTGATCCAGAAGGAAAAGTTGTTAGAGCTGCTCCAAGAAGTGTAAGATCTGGAAAAGCATCTCAGTTTCAATCAAAAATTGGAAGAATACTAACAAGAAGACCGCTTCAGACACAAGAAAGAGTTACAAGAGCTCACATTGTTCCAGAATCAAGAGTACTCGCTGGAAATATAATGCCACTTGGTGGTGGAGTTTTGAGTATGCCTTATGAACAACAAATTGCTGCTAGAACAGAACTTGACAAAAGAAATATAAAATTATCTGAGCAACTAGGAATTAAAAGTGCAAAAGCATATAGTGATGCAGTTGAAAAGGGTACAGAAGATATTTATGTAAAAAGCAGAAAGCGTAAGAGTCCACATCGTTTAGCACCAAAAGACGGAAGAGACGATGCACGAGCATACAATGGAGCAGTAGATAAAGAACTTACTAGGGGTAGTAAGAAGCGTCGTGTTGCTTATAGGGCACAAGGGGCAGCGCCAATACTTCCAGTAAACCTTATTCCACCAGTTGTTCCACCAGTTATTCCATCAGGTTATACGCCACCTGAAGGACCAATGTATGGACCTAGAACTCCAACTAAATATGATAAAACAGTTGGAAAGGTAGCAGGAAAATTTAGAGGTTCAAAAATTCTTCGTATTCCAAGAAGCGGAATGGGTATGGGCTTATCTTCAGTTGCAATGATGGGTTCCTCCATGGTTCCTGGAAAAGCTGGAGATGTAGTTCAAAAAGTTTCAATGGTTGGTTTTGCATTAAGTGCTTTGCAACCAGCAATATCGTCTCTTGTAACTGCATTTGGCGCTGCAACGGTTGCAATAGGTGCTGCAATTGCACTTGCAGTTATAGGTATTGGTGTAGGATGGCTACTTGTTAATAAAGCTGCAAACAAAGCAGCAGAAAAAGTTTCAGAGTCAGCTAAAATAGAATCGGAAGCTAGGGTCGGAAGCGCCAGAGCACTAATACAATTTGGAAAAACATTTAATAAGGTACTCCCTAGTGAAAGAGAGTTTAGTAGAAACAATAGGCAAGGAATTAAAGGAAGTGCTACAAGGGTAGATGAATTTGCAAAAGATTATGCAACTAAAGGTAATATTGATACACAAATTATTAACCAAGCAGCCCTAAAGGGAGAGTCTTCAGGAATAAATGCAATAGCACTTAGCGTTGCAAATAGAGCAGCAATGTTTGGATTAAGCCCAGAAGATATTGCTGCAAATATTAAGGCAGCATCAGACTTGATTGGTGCAGATCAAGTTAAGGTTAAACTTGCAGTACAAAAACTTCTTTCTCCAGATGGCAAAGATATACTAAAAGAGCCTTTAACAATTCAAGCTAGAATGGAATTTTTAAAAAACCAAAGCGCTCCAGCAATTACTGCAGTTAAACAACAAATTAAAGGTTTGGGTGATATTGATTTTGGAAATACAGGTTATACAAATACAGCTCCGTTTGATTATGCAAGACTTAAAAAAGCAGCAGGCAAACAAATATCAATTAATGAATCTTATGCTGGTAATTGGCTCGGAAACATAGCTGGTTTTTCTAAACAAGTATACAGAGGTTTTGAACAGTTTATTGGACTAAATGGCGAATCACCAAATTATGGAGAGTTGCAAACTACAGATGTTGTAAAAAAATTTACAGAAGCAGAAGCACAAATAAAACTATCAACCACAACAGTTTCAATTGCTTTTATGCAACAAACAGAAGCACTTGCTCTTTTAAATGCACAATACTCTGATGGCTTAATATCAAAAGAAGAATATGACAAACAGATGCTGATATCTGGAACAAACTTTGATAGTCTTCAAAAATCATCTTTAAGTTTAGTTAAGCAATTAAAAAAGATTGATCCAACTGGAAAGCTGGCAGCTGCAGCAGTTGAAGATTTAGGAAATCAAGCACTAGCAACTTTAAAAAAGTCTAACCCCGCACTATTTGATCAAATAACAGCATCTATGAAGGGTCTAGCAGCTTCTTCACAAATTAAACTATTTGTTGGTTATCAACAAGGCAGTTTAACACTAATGGATTTAGCAATACTTCCAGATCTTCTTAAAAGCATAGTTGGACAAACATATGAAGCATCAATAGATTTAATACTTAATGCTGGACTTAGCAAGGAAGGTGGAGAACCAACTGCACTATTAATTGCCGAACAAGCTGAACTTGCAAAAGCACAAGCCTATGCAAACAAACAAAACTATCTTGATGTGCCAACACAACAAAGACTAGCAAGAATAAAAGCTAATATTGCTAAATATGAAGCACAAATTGCAAAATCAAAAAAAGTAGATCAGTCTGGAAACTTAAACTCAGATCTTAACGAATATCAAGATCTTGAGGATGGAACTAATGGTGCAAAAACTGCTACAGAAAGATATCTTGAAGTTCTTGAAAAAGAAATTGATGCTCTTAAAGCAAAACGTGATGCACAAAAAGATGCCAACGATGAAGTTCAAAGAGAGATAGACTTAAAGAATAAACTGGCAGATCTTGAAAAACAATCTGTAGATGCAAAAATATCTGGTGACTATATAAAGGCAGCAATGCTGTCTCAAGAAGCAAATCAGTTAAAGATTAAGTATGATCAAGAAACAGAGTTAAAAAAGAAAGATGCTGAAATTGCTAGACTTGAAGCACGATATAATGCAATAAAAGATGGTGCTAATCTAACTGCTTTAGAAAAGTCAAAAATACCAGTTGTTAAAAAAGCAAATGGCGGAGCAGTAAAGGGATTTAATACAGGCGGTAACGTACGTGGCGCAGGAACAGCGACCTCTGACTCTATCCCAGCATACCTTTCAAATGGTGAATATGTAATTAAAGCAGACTCTGTAAAGAAGTATGGAACAAAAACTTTTGATGCCCTTAATGCTGGCAAGTTTGCAGAAGGTGGAAGAGTTATTCCTTCATGGAAAAAACCATCATCACCATACAACTCTAAAAACCAACCTACTGGAAGTCCATATGGTCGCTACTGGGGAGAACTAGAAAGACTATATCAGGGATCTCCTATTGGGTTTGATAAAAATGGAAAGCCTATATTTAATAATGCTGGTAAAGATCCATGGGGCGGAGTTGAAATTCCAGGACTTCCATTTAATGGCAAGGTAGGACAATTCTCAGATTACTGGCATCAGCTAGCAGAGCAATTACGTAAATCCAGTGGTCCAGGTATGGGTCTTGACAAAACTACTCCTCCATTAGTTGGTTCTGGAGCATCTGCATGGTTTGGCGGGTTGCTAGGCGGTGGCGGCGGAAACATGATGGGATACCACGACGGTGGTCCAGTACATAACAAGACTCCTCATCCGCACCAAGCAAGCGGAGTAAATGATCTTTGGGCTACATTTAAGAATCAGGCCAACAAGACTGGTACTGGAGCAATGATGGCTCTATACTTAGAACAAGTAGGAACCCTAGGCCAAGGCGCACTTAATAAACTAATACCAAATTTTGTTGCAGCACCTACTAAAAAACAAAATAAAGATCTAATTGAATTTACTGGAATTCCTGATGTATATAGATCACTTACTGGGAAAACAGATGAAAGCCCAATTTCACAAGAAACTGGAAATATGGCATTTGGAAAAGGAATGGGTTGGCTATCTGCTGCAAGCATGTTCTTACCAATAAAGGGCTTAGGATCTTCAGCAACAAAAGGTGCTATTGCAGGAGTAGAAAAATCTGCAATTACATCTTTAACTTCATCTTCAGCACCAGTAAAGATAAAGTTTGGTGCGTCTTCTAAGTCTGAAGGAATGAAATTTGAAAATATTTTAGACATTAAAGATTTAAAAAAGATTTTCCCAACTCTGACTGGCTCATTGAATACAGTAAATAAAGCAGAGATTTTAAAAACTGGAGAAAAAGGTTATTTAAAATCTGGTATGGCACTAAACCCATTAGAAGTAAGAAGAGAAGTTTTCGGATCACTTTTTGCACAAAAAGCTGGTTTACTTGCTCCAACTAACACTGCTGTTAAACTAAATCCTGGACTTTCAAACAATTTAGGAGTTTTTAGCAAATCTTTAGAAGAAATGTCTCCAGGTTCTCTTAGCGAGCAGTTCTTGTATAATAAACTAAAGGTAGCTTCTAGAGATCTTAGTATTGATGATAAAACATTCTCACTGCCTTTACAAAAATATGCTTCTTTAGGAATGACTTCTGAAAGATCTTATAGAAATGCAATATTGGACGCTATGGGATTTACAGATAACCATGGAGGTAACTTATATATAAACCCAATGGAACAAAAAGCTGGCGCAATTGATTTTGGTAGAATTGGAGAATCTGAACACTCTATAGATATTTTTGGAGCAAAGGACTCTTTGACTTCTCTACAAAATAAATATTATAGAGGGTATGTTGGACTACCAGAATCCGAAAGATCTGCATATTTAGACGGTTTAAGAAGAGCATCAGAAACTTTATCTGGCATAAAGGATTCTGAAATTACAGACATGCTACTTGCATCTGGATATGAACAATCTGAAATAAAAAGCTCCGTAGATCTATATAGAACATATATGACTAATGTTATGAGAGCAATTGAAGATAGACTTTCTGCTAAAAAAATAGAGGGCTGGGATGAGAGTATACCAAAAATATCTATCACTGAAGAGTGGTATAAAAAAATTGGAGCAAGTTTTGATAAGTCAAAGGGATATGCAAATGGTGGAGCAGTAAAAGGATTCAGGACTGGTGGACTTAATAGGTTTATTTCAGGTGCTGTTAAAAAAATGGCATTTGCAGTTCCTAATAAAATAAATCAAATTAAAAATTATCTCAAAGTTAGATCACTTATTAAGCAGGGTATGTGGCACGGATCACAACCAACTGGTTTACGTGGAGAAGAGTATCTACAAGGTAAAAATATTCTAGAGGGTGCAGAAACCTATGATCCACATTATGGAATGGGCTTCTTTGGAACAAGTTCAAAATCAGAAGCAGAGATGTATGCATCTGGTTACAACTCACCTAACAATTGGTCAGAATCTTTTGGATCAATGAATAAGATTACAAAGGCTCCTTTTGGAAAATACGTAGACTTTACCAGGGGAACCAATTCAATTAAATGGCAAAATTATAAACTATATCAAGCATTAGGTATGAAAAAGGACGGGTACCTAGGAAACTATCTTACTGAAAACCTTGGCGATATTATGGCTGGCCAAAATGTAACTGGAAGCATAATGAACAGAATTAATGATGGTATGGTTCCAGGAGACATGGCTTCAGCAAAATGGTTAGCATGGGCAAAGCCAGCAGGAGTACATACAGAAGAAGATATGGGAAAATTTGCAGCTAAGAAACCAGCCTCTCTTTTAGATAACTTAAAGTCTAAGTTCTCCCTACTTAATAAGCCTAAAGGATTTAACACAGGTGGACATATTAAAGGTCCAGGAAGTGCAACCTCTGATTCAATCCCTGCGTATCTTTCAGATGGAGAGTATGTAATTAGAGCATCTTCTGTAAAGAAATATGGAACAGATACATTTGATGCATTGAATGCTCAAAAGTTTAGTACAGGAAGTCCTGGTGGTGTTAAACCTGCACCACTTTCAAAATTTGGTTTAATGAAGGTAAACGCCAAAGCAGGAGCAACATGGCAAGCAATGGAAGAATTTGAAAAAGCACTTTCACTAAAGTTTGGTGCAAACCAAAGTTCATCTGGATTCTCTAAATGGAGTAGAGCACTTGCTAGAGTTGCATTTAATGCATTACAAGGTGGTGTTTCAGGAGCTTCAGCAAGTCCAACTCCTGCTGGTGCTCTTATTGGTACAGCAGCAGGTTTAGCAGAAGGAATAATTGGAATTGCTAAAAGCGGATCTAATTACGGAGTAAAGGGTGGATCATATGCAACTCCAAAGGGAGCAAAAACAAGAAGGTTTGATTCTGCAAAAGAATTAGACAATATGAACCTTATGAGCTCATTAGGAAATATTGGAATATCTGCTGGAGCTTCATCTGCACTTGGGGCTCTTCCTTTTAAAAAAATAGGACAAGCAATAGGTAACAAACTTCCTCAATCTGTTAAAAATTTTGGTATGAATGCAAAAGAAAGAATTCAGTCAAAGTTATCTAATATTAAAAACATAAAAATTGGAAACCCATTAAAAAGTGACAAACTTAAAAACTCAATAGTTGCAGCGATGATTGGATTCCAAAAGCCATTCCTTGGAAATAGTATACAGTCATCACTTCCAGAAAGTCTAGGAAAGAAAACAGCAATTATTGAAGAGCTAAATAAGAATATAGGAAACTATAAAGTAAACAAGGTTACAATTGGTGATCGTGGATATAAATCATATCAATTAGAAGGCAGCAAAGAACCAATTATTTTTCAGGGACATACAGAAGATTTATCTGATGTTGGATCATCTGCACAGTTAGTCCCAACATCACCACTAGGACTATTAACCAAAGCAGTTAAAATGAATCCTAATGATAAAAACCTTCAAGCAATGCTTGATAATTTTACAGAGGCGTATTACGGTGCAGGGCCACAGGTACTAGGAATAAAAGAAAAACATTTCATGGATAGGCTGGCTGCATCTATTGGAATAGATAATGATGGATTACCGCTCCTAAAAGAAAATACAGATGGATATGCAATGTTTCTTTCCTCATTGACTGGCAATGATCAAGCTAAAAGATTAATAGATTTTAAACAAAATGCACTGTACGCACAGGTAGTAAAAAATAAACAAGAAATAATAGATAAAAGATACGCAAATCGCTCAAATTATGATGTAGATCCTGTAGATTTATCTCAAACCCCATGGATTCACGCAACACCATATGATGTTATTCGTGAAGCAGATAATAGTGTTAAAATATATCCTGCTGGGCATCATAACATTAATGATGTAGATCCAAAAACAGGATATTCTCATAGTGCGCCAAGAACAACAGTACATTTAAGTGGAGAAAGCACAGTAGCAGGGCATGGACTTAGAACAGGAACTGAAACACAAACAAGAATAATGAGCAAAGCCTCCGACCTGGTAGCAAAAAACGATCTTCCAGACAATGCACTTCCTGTAGACATTTGGTTTGTTAGGGATGTTGGTCAATCACTTGATTTTGATAATCCTGTAATTTTGAAAACATTTAATGACGAGTCTCTTTATACACAAAATCTACTTAGTAGCGGTCTTGTAAAACCAAAACAAAAGCCTAATGCTTTAACTATAGATCCAAATAAAAATGATATTTATCTTTTAAACAAGCAGAATTATGATGATTTAGATAGAGCAGCAATACAAAAATTTCTTGATGATAATACAGACCTAATGACTGAAACTACTGGAATGGGTACATTCCCTATTTCAAATAAACCAGGAGAGGAAAAAAATGTTTTAGATAAAATTGCTGTTCAGTTGGGAAAGAAAAAATTAGGAATTGAAACTCCTTATGTTGGGCAAGGTGTAGATACTCTACATTCTGATAAATTAATGAAACAATATAGAAAATGGGCAGAGTTAAACCATGTTGGCTTTACAACACATATGAGCGAAGAAGTTCACATGAGTGAGGGAGAGATGTATGGTGGACTTGGATCTGGATCAATGTTAAGGTTAGGAATGGTAGGTACAGATACTAGGAGCAAAGCAGAACGTTCATATATAGAGACTATTAGAATGGGCATATTCCACAATGCTATGAAAACTAATATTAAAGAACTTAAGTATATGGAAGAAGAAGATTTAATTCAACAGGGATATAAGCATAAGCCAGTAGGATACCAGAAGCCACCAGTTGTTGAATGGAGAAGTGCTTTTCCAAAAGGCCACCCAGAGTATATGGAACCTATTTCACGTGAACAACAAACACTAAACTACCTAGCAGCTCTAGAAAAAGAAAATAAAAAGCGTAGAAGAACAGGTGCAGCATCTGGCGGATTAATAACACAACGTGGACTAATAAACAAAAAAGCAATTATTCCTACTTACAACCTCCCATCATTTGCTACTGGAATAGACTATCTTCCAAATGATATGATTGCACAACTTCACCAAGGTGAGCGTGTTCTTACTAAGGAAGAAAACAAAACCTATTCATCTTCTGCCCCAACTACTAATATTATTAATATCAACGGTAGCGATTTAAATAAAAAAGAAATAGCACAAGCTGTTATGGTAGAATTAGATAGAGCAAAGAATAAGAACAACAAAACGAACATGGTGGGAAGATAATGACATATTTAATTGATTCAGGAATACAGATTTCTATTGACGGTACCACTTGGTATAAGTTAACAGATCACAATAGAGAGCCTATTGATATTACTACAGAGTTAATTGAAACACAATCTCGTATGGCCAATGGCACAATGAGAAAATATGTTGTAGCTCAAAAAAATAATATTTCCTGTTCTTGGAAATATGTTCCTTCAAAGCAGTCTGAGTGTGTTGATGGTTTTTATAGTGCTGCTTGGCTTGAGTCATTTTATAAGTCTAACGCTGGACTGCCTATTTACTTAAAGGTTGTATCTTCAGGACTTAATACAGACTCAGGCTTTGGATCACAGCCATTAGGAGTATTTGTTACAGCACAGAATAGATCTAAAGTATATAATGTATTTATGAATAGTTTTACTAAGACAATCATAAACAGAACAAGTCTTTCAGATTATGTTGATATGAGTATTGAATTTGTGGAAAGATAATGTTAAAAGTAGGAACGTTAACCTCAACTCAAAGCTCTAACATATTTAAAAACTCAGACTCAGTAAGTCTTGTACCAATAGTTTCCGCTGAATGGAATCACAACTTATTTAATTATCCATATATAACAACAGCAGGCAATGGAACAAAAATATCTGGAACACCATCTGGAACAATATCTGATGTAACTGTTGGAGCAAAAGAAAACTTTGTAACAAAAAGTTTTCAAATGTCAAACGGTACTGGATCAGTATCATATACATTTTCATCACTAACTGGCAAGGCATATAAAGTAATAACATATGTAAAGAGTAATAGTTCAACACCAATAATGATCAGTAGTTACGCAAATAGTTCAGTATCACAGGCTGGATCAGCACAGGCAGAAGTAAGCTCTTTAGGCTGGACTAAAATCATAACCTATGTTGGATCATCAAAAGAAACAGATACGCTTAGTTCTTTTACTTACAAAATTGTAGCAAGTGTTTTTGCTGAAGAAACAGAAAATCCCACAGTATTTTTTACTTTGCCAGAGGTATACGAAACAACTGTTTTTGATTATAAGAATGGGTCTTTGTTCCCAACAGATACTGTTTTTTCATATTTTAGACCAGGTGAATCATACGTATCATCTGGGAATAAATACTGTTCTCTTCCACTAAGACATAGAAGAATTGCATCAAAAGTTAAAGATGGAGAAGCAGAAAATACAATAGATGGCACTAAATTCTTTGGAACTAAGTATATGCCACTTACTCCAATTATTCAAAATCCATCATTTTTTTTAGCAAGCCCACCAGTTGCAGTATTAAAGACTGCTCTTCCAACAGACATAAACCCATATAAATATTTTGTTTCAGATTCATCATCAAAAAGCATTACAGCCATTTATGAAAAAAACTTAATAACAAATAAGATTGTAATCAAGACTAATACTTTAATGACTGTTCCAACTTTTAATTTATATATAAATAATTCTTTAGTTACTGTTGATGCTGGAACAGCAAATGCAACTACATCAATATCTCCCTCTGCAAATGCAGACGGGTATAATACTGGACTAATTGTTTTGTATTGGACTGGAACAACTTGGTCTAAAAATCCTTGGGAAACTATGACAGAGTTTCAACCTGATGGATCTTTAAATAATACAACAACAGTTAATAAGATTACTCTTACTCAAATAAGCAGAACCATCAATACACCATTTACTTCTTTTTCAGGATCAAGTGTTACTAATGATTTAAATAGAATGCATTTAATAGAGTTGTCTCCAAGACTTGAAATTGATTTATCAAGCTTTGTTGTAGCATATGATTTAGAAAAATCACTGGACGCTAAAAATACTGTTTTGCCTATATCTTCTATGAATTCAAATGATATATCTTTAACTTTTTCAGGAATACCATTAACAAAAAATGGTGAAATTGTTCCTATCTTTTCAAATCAAAGTAACAACTCTTTAACTATACTTTCTAATATGTTACGTAACAATATTAAATTTTATGTTAGTTTTAATTTACAGAACAGTGCAGTAGGTGGCACGTCTCCAACCTCATACACAAATACTTATATACCGTCTGGAGTATTTTATTCTGACGCTTGGACAGAAAACGATACCAAAGAAGTTACTGTTCAAGCTTACGACATTTCTAGATACTTACAATCAAGACCTGCTCCAGACTACGTAGCAAATCTAAAGACTGTCTTTGAAATAATAACAAACATTCTTGATTTGTCAGGGTTTACAGATTACGACTATGACTCACTACATAAGATTTGTAACAATAAAGCACAGCCTGTTGACATGGCGTACTACTATTGTAACTCACGAGATGTAACTCTTATTGAAGCATTAAATCAAATTTTTATTGCTTATCAAATTGGTGCGTATATTGATGAATACGGCATAATGAGGTTCTTAAGTCTTTATGATATTTTATCTGATCAGGTTTCATCTTTGTCTATATCAGATTCAGACATAATGGAAGGAGGCCTGACCGTAGCCAATCAACAAAAACCAGGTAAAATTTCTTTAAGATATCAAAGCCC